CTATTGCCGACCCAGATCCAGTGACATCGCTGCTGCGTTTGCGGAATGAGGTCTACGCCATCAACAGATTCACGATGGAGGTTTACGACAACCTCGGAACTGCTGTGCCGTTTCCATTTGGCGTGATACAGGGCGCACAGGTTCAAAAGGGCTGCGTTGGTGTTCAGGCTTGCTGTGTCTATCTTGACCAAATTGCATTCTTGGGCAGTGGGCGCAACGAAGCCCCAGGCATTTACACTGCGGCATCTGCAACCACTCAAAAAATCAGTACGCAAGAGATTGACAACATCTTACTGGACTTCACAGAGGCGCAGTTGTCCTTGGTCAAGATTGAGGCCAGAAACGACAAGAACCATGAGCATCTTTATGTGCATCTGCCCAATCAGACGTTAGTTTATGACGCATCGGCATCACAGGCACTGCAAACCCCTGTCTGGTTCATCTTGGTCAGCACCCTGACGGGTCTTGCCCAATACCGAGCCAGAAACATGGTGTGGGCCTATGACAAATGGCTGGTGGGTGACCCGCAGTCAAACAGCATCGGCTATCTGGTACAAGACATTGGCAGTCACTGGGGGCAACAGGTCTATTGGGAATTCGGCACACTGATTGTCTATAACGAGAGCAATGGCGCCATCTTTAATGAGTTGGAGTTGGTCAGCTTGACGGGAAGCGTTGCCCTTGGCAAGAATCCGCAGATCAGCACCAGCTACTCTTTAGATGGCAAGTCGTACAGCCAAGAAAAGTTTATCTCAGTTGGCACGATTGGCAACACCAAGAAGCGCCTTGCATGGTTTCAGCAGGGTCACATGAGAAACTGGCGCATTCAGCGATTCAAGGGCGACAGTGATGCCCATGTGTCATTTCTGCGACTTGAAGCTCAGATTGAGCCACTGGCATACTGATGACCAAGTTAAACCTCACCCGTGACCAGCTTGCGCTGTTCTTAACCGATCAGCAGCAGATTCGGCAGTTTGAATTGTTGTTTTCTACTGTTGACCAACTGCAAGTTATTACAGGCACAGATTTTGAGTATCAGGCAGATACGGCGGCAGCCACAGCAAATAGCGCACTGGCCCAACTTGCAGCACTGGCCCAAGAGTCGGCCATTAATTCTGCGCTGGCTGAGAACAAAGCAAATCAGGCTCTGGAGCTGGTGGATAGCTTGACTAAGGCGGTCCAAGCATTGCAGTTGACTCCATCGCCAAGTCAACTGGATACGCTGACAAAAGCCATCGAAGGCTTGCAGATGACCCCACCGCCACGGGAGTTCAAAAGGGCAAGATACGGCTCGTTTTATGACACCACCACTCAGACAGCAACCACGATCAACACCGCCAAGGCCATCACGTTTAACAGCACAGACTTGAGCAACGGCGTGTTCATTGGTACGCCCACATCACGCATCATTGTGGACAGCGAAGGCATCTACAACTTTGACACATCGTTCCAACTGGACAAGACATCAGGCGGCACGGCTGAGTTCTATTTTTGGTTTCGGCTCAACGGCGTGGATGTGCCAGACAGCGCCAGCCAGATTAGGATTCAGGGTAACGATGCAGAGATTTTTTCATCGCTGAATTACTTTTTTGACCTTAAGGCTGGCGATTACGTTGAGATGATGTTTTCAACCACCAGCTTAAGTGTTGAGTTGCTTTCTGTTGTCGCAACACCACCAGTTCCCGCCATTCCATCCATAATTCTCACAGTTAACAACAATATCGGAGGTGTCCAATGACAGTAATCATAAAAGTGCTGATTCCCGCAAAACAGGCAGAGAACAGCCAGACCACCCAATACACAGCAGTCAATGTAAAGGCCATCATTGACAAGTTCACGGTGACCAATACCAGCGCCAACAATGTAACTTTTAGTTGCAACTTGGTAACAGTCTCTGGTTCTGCGGGGGCGTCAAACTTGATTGTAGATAGCCGAACCATCGTGCCAGATGAAACCTACACCTGCCCTGAGTTGGTGGGCCAGGCGCTAGAACCAGGTGGGTTTATTTCCACAATCGCAGGGACGGCAACATCGCTGACCATTCGGGCTTCTGGTCGTGAAATCAGTTAAGGAGTAGGACATGAAAGAATTTATGATGATTCCCAAAGGCTTTGCTGGCCTACCGATGGACGAGGGATTCTTGACTACAGCCGAGAACAAAAAAAACTACGCCATTGCCGTACAGGATTGGAACTATGGCCCAGAGATGCCAACTAACGCACCTGGGGCCAACAAAGAGTTTTATTCAGGGCTGGCAGAAGCCATGCAGTGCGATGAAAAAGACGCACGGCGCAAGCATTGCTCGAACTGTGGTTACTACGACAACAGCTTGATGGCGCAAGTCCGTATTGAGCGCATCCCGATGGCCTCATATGACAAAGGCGCTGGGTTTCGTGGTCACTGCGAGAAACTGAACTTTATCTGTAATGACATGAGAGTTTGCCAAGCATGGGAAGATGATGAGTATGAGGATTGAGTAAAACTGTGCGAAAATCGAGCCGCTGAGTCTATCGGGCCACCAGCAGCTCACCCTGAACAGGAGTTGTGCATATGGTCACGGTTGGCATCACAGAGCAGCATTTAGTAGAGGTCTATGCCGACCCCTACATTGCAAAAGTCGGGCATGACCATCGCCCTGCTGCGCCAATACATGACCCGCAAGTAACATACCTGTCAGCGTGGGTTGGTAGCAATTTTTCAGGCGCTTTCATTGCCATCAAGCAAAGCCCTGTTGAGCTTGAACTCCACGCCTTACTCAAAAAATCAGCACTCAAGCAATCACGTGATCTTGGCGTGGACTGTTTGGCATGGGCTTTTGCCCAACCAATTTTGCGAGTCACCGCTTACATCATTGAGGGGCTTGAGTCTGCAAAGAATTATTGCCTCAAATTGGGTTTTAAGGTAGAAGGCCGCTTGCGTTCTGCCTGTGTGCAAAATGGCGTGGTCAAAGACGTTTATGTGTTGGGTATGACCCGACAAGATTGGGGTGTCATATGAGTTTTATTCGCAAAGCATTGGGTAGCATCACTGGCGCAACGGCAGCAGCCAGAGGAGCGCAAGAAGCCTCAGCAACACAAGCGGCCTCAGCAGAACGAGGCATTGAAGAGCAGCGCAGACAGTTTGACAAAATGGTTGAATTGATGTCGCCCTATTTAGCTGTTGGCGCACCAGCCCTTACAGGACAACAGGCGCTTATAGGACTTCAAGGCCCAGAGGCAGAACAAGCCGCAATTGATCGACTTACTGGTGGATCGACCTTCCAAGAACTTTCAAGGCAGGGCGAGGAGGCCATTCTTTCACGGGCATCAGCCACAGGTGGTTTGCGTGGCGGCAACGTGCAACAAGCACTTGCTCAGTTCCGTCCGCAGTTACTTAGCGAGTTGATTGAGCAGCAGTACGGGCGACTTGGTGGCCTAGCATCAATGGGACAAAGTGCAGCAGCGGGTCAAGCTGCTGCTGGACAGCAAACAGGTGCAAACGTAGCAAACTTGTTGGCGAATCAAGGCTCTGCTTTAGCTGGCGGTCAATTGGCAGCGGGTAATGTGAACAGGCAAATTTTCGGTGACGTTCTTGGCGCTCTAAAAACTGGCGGCGAAGCTTTTAAGGCATTCGGCGGTGGCACCGCAGCAGCAGGCGGGTCAGGTGCAGCAGCATTTAGCGATCAACGGCTTAAAAAGAATGTCAAGCGCATTGGAACTCGCAAAGATGGTTTGGGCGTTTACGAATTTGATTACATCTGGGGCGGCGCTCGACAGATCGGGTTGATGGCGCAAGAAGTCCAAGCCGTATACCCTGATGCTGTATCTGAAATTGATGGCTTCTTGGCGGTTGATTACAGCAAAGTTTAAGGATTTGACATGGCGATTAACCCATTTGCACAACCGATAAATTACTCAGCACAGTTTGTTGATCTCACCCCTGCATTCAGGGCAGCGGGAGAGGGTTTCCGCGCTATTGGCGAAGGCATACAAGAGCGTGAGAAACAAGAACAGGCAATGACTTTGAAGGCGCAATATGCAACAGACTTGCAAAATGCGCTGAACAATCCAACACAAGAAACTTGGAGTCAGATGATTGCCAAGTATCCGCAACAGCGTGAAGCATTTGCTGAAGCTCGAAAGGGTTTTGGCAAGACTGCATTGGAAAACGAATTCAACCAAGGTTTTGCAGTTTCCACGGCTTTGGAAAATAAAAGACCAGAAGTTGCCATGGAAAGATTGCAGACCTTCATAACGGCTCGTAAAAATTCCAATTTGCCTACTGACATTTATGAAGATGCACTAGAGGCATTAGAACGTAATGATGTATTGGGTGCACAAGCCAACGTCAACTCTGCATTAGCAATGGCAGACCCTGATCGATTCCAAAAGCAAGTAGAGGCAAGAATAAAAGCAAGTACAGCACCAAGCGAAATATCTGAGGCAGCTTCAAAGGCGGAGAAAGCAAAAACTGAAGCTCAAACTAAAGTTGCAGATTTGCGTATTAAACTGCAAAACGAACCAGTCGAAGCAGAAAGATTGATAATTAAGAGAGACCTTGAACTTGCAGAAGCAGATAAAGCAAAAGTTGATGCTGAATTTGCTAGACCTGTGGCAATGGCAGAACTCGCTAAAACAAAGGCGGAAACGCTTGCCCCATCTGTTCGTGAAGCAATTGATTTCAAGAATTTGAGTCCAGCAGATCAAGCCGTGTTCCAGAATTTGCAAATACTCAAAAAGCCACCAGCAGCCGTTACAAATGTCAACGTATCAAACGTAGATAAGACAGCCTCGGGTGAGCTTGGCAAGTTGGTTCCAGACCTTTACAACCAGATGAATGCAGCCGCAGACTTAACTGGTGAGCTTGCAAGATACCGCACAGCACTCGGTACTGCAATCACTGGCCCATTTGCGGATAGGCGGTTGCAAGTTGCTCAAATTGCAAATGCTTTCGGTCTAGTTGGTGACAAGGGCATCAACGCTACTCGGGAGTTAATTCAGGGTAATGCTGAAATGTCTCTTAAAGCCCGGTCTTTGATTGCTGGACAAGGACAAGGCCCAATTACTGAAGGTGAACAAGCCTTGCTTGTTAAGGCGCGAGCTGGAGACGTTAATTTTACAAAGGGTGAACTCAATACTTTGTTTAATATTTTTGATCGTGCCGCAAAAGCGCAATACGATCAAAGTCGCAAATTGCTGCAATCAGCAACAACACAAAGCCCAACAGCGCAATTGTTTCTAGATGCTGCAAAACCTTTTGGTGCGCAGACTGCCCCACCAGCTCAACCTGCTGCACAAGCGCCGCCAGCACAAGCGGCTCCAGCAGCAGTCGTGCCAGGGATGCCAGCAGGCTTCCGAGTGATTCGATAAGGTCAACACATGGCAATCTACAAAGTCGAAGCACCAGACGGCAGCATCATTGAGCTGGAAGGCCCAGACAATGCAACAGACGCCCAAATTGGACAAGCCGCGCAAGCGGCCTTTGCACAGCGCCAGACTTTTAACGTGCAAACGCAAGAGGGTCAGAATGTTGCTGTAGATGTTCGGTTTCCAGAGGCGGCGCAAGCCCCTGCCCAACAACCTGAACAGCCAGGTGTTTTGCAAGAGCTTGGTAGGCAAGTTGGCCTGACAGGGCGTGGCGCTATTGAAGGTGTTACAGGCTTGGCAGGTATAGTGATTGATCCAGTTACAAGGCTGGCTAACATTGCCTTGCCAGCCAGTGCGCAAATACCAACTATGCAGCAAGCCACTGCGCAGGTGTTGAACACAGCAGGGTTCCCGCAACCTCGTGATGCCGTTGAACGTATGGTTAATCTGGCCATACAAGGGGCGTCAAGTGGTGGCGGGATGGCAGCAGCAGGTCGAGCGGTACAAACAGCCGCATCGCCTGTTGCCCGTGAAGTTGGACGAATGGTGGCAGCACAACCTGCTGCACAAGTGGCTGGCGGGGCTGGTGCTGGCGGTGCTGCACAAGCATTCCAAGAGGCCACAAGAGGCACTGAAATCACACCATTGGGCCAAGTTGCGGGGACTATTGCGTCATCTTTGGCAGGTGGTGTGGCTGGCGCAAGGTTGGCAACACCAAAGGCGCAACCTGTGACACCTACTGCGCAGCCAATTGTTGCTGAGGCTGAAAGACTTGGCGTTCCAGTTTTGACATCTGACGTAATTCAGCCTCAATCATTTATTGGCAGAACAGCGCAGCGCATTGGTGAAAGAGTACCAATTGCAGGGACTGGCCCTGTGCGTGTCCAACAGCAAGAGGCTAGAGTAGATGCGGTTAAAAACCTGTTGCAAGAATACGGTGCAGATGATGTTGCTAAATTTAGCAAAGACATCATGGCCGATTTATCGACCAAGCGAGCTGCTGATTTCGCTAAATACTCGCAAGCCAAAAAAGAGGTCATCAATAGACTTGCAGACAAAGGGACTGTGCCAGTGCCTCGTGCATTAACAGCCATTGACAAGCAAATTGCTGACCTCGCCAGAAGGCGCACAGAAGGTTCAGATGAGGCCATACAGCGACTTCAGCAAATTAAAACAGATGTGCAGAATCGTGACTTGTTTCAGATAGAGGCTTATCGCCAGGACGAGTTGGCTAAGATTTTTATGGATGATCCAGCACGACCCATGAGCATCGCTGCCCGTGATGCTGGTGAAAAGGCGCTGCGTGCTATTTATGGCCCTGTTCGTGAGGACATGGTTGATTTCATCAAGAAGACAGGTGAGCGCCGTGATGTTGACAAATTCATGGTCACAAACAAAAGACTCAAAGAGCTAGCTGGCGAACTTGAGATGAATACATTGAAGTCTGTTTTGAAATCAGGCAAAGCAGTGCCAGATGATGTCAACAAACTTTT